AATCTGGCGGCAGTACCAGTTCCGTCGGAGCCGCCAGAATTACCAGCCAATCCGGCCAGCGTGGTCACCACACCAGCACTGGTGACTTTTCGAATGTTACGGTTTTCAAAGTCAGCCACAAAAACATTTCCAAGATTATCTACTGCGACTCCATACGGCAGCCCAAATCTTGCGGCAGATCCGGTCGCATCGGTGCTGCCGGAGGATCCTGCCGTACCCGCCAGTGTGGTCACCACGCCCGCGCTGGTCACCTTTCTAATGGTTCGATTGTTGGTGTCCGCCACATAAACGCTTCCAGCCGTATCAACAGCAATTCCCCGGGGGTTTCTAAATAGTGCGGCTGTGCCAGTTCCGTCAGCAGAACCATTGCCTCGGACGTCTGATCCGGCCAAGATGGTGACATAGCCCGCCGTGGTAATTTTGCGGATACAACCGTTGCCGCTGTCGGAAACATAGACAACCCCGGCCGAATCCACGGCCACTCCCCAAGGGTTGTAAAACTCAGCGGCCGTTCCGGTTGCGGCCGTGGGAAGCAGAAATTCGCCATTGCGGTTGCCGGCAAAAGTTGTCACCACACCCGCGGTCGTCACCTTGCGAATGACGCCTGCAGGGGTGTTGATTCCTTGATTTTCCACGGCGAACAAAGCGCCATCCGGCCCGGCCGCAATGCCTGTGGGCAGGGTAAATCGCGCGGCAGATCCGGTTGCGTCTGTTGACCCTCTTACCCCCGGGCTGCCCGCCAGCGTGCCGAAATACAGGCTCATGTGAACTTCACCTCGATGTCGCCGCCCACCTGGTTGTCCGTGACGCCCGCCAGGCGGTAGCCCACCCAGCCGCGGACGTCCCCGCCCGCCTCGGCGATGTCAAAGTTGATCAGCCGGGCCCGCAGGATGAAATCCCCGGTGGCGGGTGCGCCGCCGGTGCCGGTGTAGGTGCCGTAGAGATTTTTATTGGCGGTGACCTGCACGTTGCCGTTCACCAGCCGGCGCAAAATCTGCACGCCGAAGATGTGGGGCGTGAGCGCCTGGGTGAGCAGGACGCGGTGATCCAGCATGGCGATCTGGTTGTAGTCCGCCGCGGAAAGATTCAGCCCCTGGTCGGCCGGGCTGCTGACTTGCGAAAGATTAGCCGCGTCCACCACGATGCGCCACTGGGCGTCCGTCTCCGCCAGCATCTGCAGCACCAGGCCAAACTGCACCTCCAGTGTGCGGCCCACGCGCAGCTGCTCGCCGTTAACCGGCACGCGGAAAAGCTCTACCTCGTACGGCACGGGGAACCAAGTGGTCTTACCCAGCTCCTGCCGCACCTGATAGATCCGGCCGCCCTCATAGGCCACGGCTCCTCCTAGCGGAACGCTTTGGGCGGGGATGTAGCCCATGGGCGCCAGATCCACGCCGCCGCTATACAGCCACACGCCGGCCGCCGTGGGCGCGGTGGCGATCGGACTGTTTTGGGCGGTCTCGTGCCGGGCGCGCAGCAGGCTGGGCCCGCGGCGGGGCAGCTTGGCGGCTGCAATGCCTTTGTCTCCCCAGGCTCCCTCCACCTCGGCAAACAGCACTGCGGACCGTTCGGCCACGGTGATGGTTAGCGGGGTGGTGTCCACGCCGGCCTGATTGATGACGCCCACATTGTTGGGCAGCACGTTTTCCAGATTACCCACGCGGTTGCCCAAGCTGCTTAAGGTGTCCTGCAGGTCTATAATCTGGGCGATGGTGTGGGTATGGGACAAAAAGGCGCTGGTGGGTCCGGCGCTGGAGATCATCACGGCCCAGCCAGCGGTGGGCGTGCCATTAAAATTTTTATCGGTTAAAATAATGGATTGGCTTGTGCTGGTTTGTATCTGGTAGTGACCAAGATCTGCCGGATCCACAATAGAAAGAATTTTGCCACCTGAGTAATTTTCCCGCACGGTGACGTGGATCGCCTCCGTGCCTAAGTTATGGGCGATAGTCCACGGGCCGGCCCCAGTGACGACGGCGGTGAAGCTCTGGATGCCGGTGATGACCTGATCGGTGGTGAAAGGGATGTAGTTGACCGGTTGGGGCGGGTTTAGCCAGTTGATGCGCTGGGCGGCGGCCAGGCCGGTCCAGGCGCCATCGGCCTGCACGGTCATATTCTGCTGAAAGACGGTGACGTATTTGATATTGGGGGTGGTTACGGTGCCATAGTTAATGCCCACCTCGCACGTCAGCGGATGGGTGACCTCAAAGTTATCCCGCAGGCTGGCCAGCATGCCTTGGGTGTTGAGATCCAGATCAAAAGTCAGATCGCCCTGCAGGCTTTCCGGAACGACTACCGTAAGCAGATCCTGCGGCGTGCCACCCAAATCCCCGGAAAATTCGATGTCCGCCGTGTTGTTTTTGGGATTGGTCACGACAAAGGTTTCCCCAGATCCCTTGGTCGTGCAGCCGGCGATCAGGGCGGACTGAATCTCGGCGGATCCATCCTCCCGGTCCAGCAGCTGGGTGCGGGCGGGGCCCTTGTAGATCTGGAAGGCGCCGTCAAACTGGGGCGGAACGTAGAGGCGCTGCACCTCGTTTACCTTCACGCCGGTGGCGGCATCGGAGTAGCCGGTGACCACGCGGATGATGGTGGGCGCGGGCGGGACGATCAGGGAAAACGCGCTGGTGTAGGCCAGCGGGCTCTGCATGGGCCGAAGCTCCTGCACGAACTGGTCCGCGCGGGAGTAGCTGGTGACGCGGACAAAGCTTTCCGGCTCCAGCCGGTTGTCCGCAATGGTAAGGCCGCTGGTGGCCGTCCAGGCGTTGGTACGGGAGACGATGTAGCTGTCCCGGTCCAGAGCCACGGACCAGCCGGTGGCCGGGGTGGCCATGGCGTTGAGCACGGCGGCCACGCTGGCGGCGGAGGAGCCGATCGTCACCACGCCGCTGGTGACGCCGCCCACCACCAGCTTAAAGGTGCCGCTGGTGGGGGCCACGTCGATCGGGCCGTAGGAGAGCCGGGCGTAGGAAAGGGTGGGCCGGGTGACGACGGTGACGTTGTCGGCCGTTTCGGTCAGCCGCACGGCCAGGGCGAAATCGTCCCCCTGCACCACCTTGGGCAGCTCGATCGATCCCGGCTCGATGCTGTAGCTGGCGGTCTTGGTGGAAAGGTTGCCGAAAAGGAACGTGGCCATGGGTTCTCGCCTAAAGGGATGTCAAATCAGCTTTTCGGCTGGGCCACGTCGCCGATGAAGTTTTTATCCTGGGGCGGATCGGAGGCCAGCAGGCCGGGAAAAAAGGAGGGCTGAAACTGGAACGGCAGGGTGATGAAAAACCACGGGCCGGGCTCACCCAGAAACACCAGCCCCTGCGAGCGCAGGCGGCGGTTAATCTCCCTCACCTTTTCCTTGCGGCGGGCGGATTTGTCCAGGCTCATACGGCGTAGAAGATCCCGCCCAGCTTGGTCTGCTGGAACAGGTCCAGCATGGCCTGCGAAAAATCGTTGTTTTGGGAAAGGATTTCCCCGATCTGTAGGTTGAGCAGGCCAGCCGCCAAGGGCGTCACAAAGGTGATACGGGGCAGCTCCTGCCGGGGCCGGATCCGCTGGCCGGCGTGCGCCAGGTTCCAGTGTGTGTAGTAACGCACAAAGATGTTCCAGCCACCGCGCACCAGCGTGTCGTCCGGAAAGGCCGGGGACAGGGCGTAGACGGTGGCCAAGAGCACCTGGTCAAACGGCAGGTCCGCAAAGCGCTGGGAAAGGAAACTTTCCAGCGTGGGCGGCAGCGGGGCCACAAACTTGGCCTGCGCCGTCACCATGGGCTGCTCGTCCTCCGGCACCAGAAAGGTGGGGTTGGCGGAAAGAATCGATCCGTCCACCACCGCGCCTACGGTGACCTCGTTGGCCAAGGCCACGCGTGGCTGGGTGAGCACGATGTCGCAAGCGCGCAGGTAGCGCTCCGTCTCCGCCTGCGGTCCCAGCAGGTCAGGGTTGGCATCGGCCACGCCGCGGATCCGGAAAAACTCCGGCACGGGCTCAAAGCTGGCCCTTACCTCCCCCGTGTCCGCGTTGCCGGTGGCCGATCCCTCCGGCGCCGCATCCGCGCCGATCGCCCGCCAGCGCAGCTCCACGGACGCTTGCTCGTCCAGAAACACTTTCACGGGCTGCTTCCCGGAAGGCTGCGGCTTTTTGGCCGCCCTAGCCTCGGCCTTCAGCCGCTCCTGCACTGCGGGCGGGGTGTGGGAGAACGGCATGGTGATGGCCGCCGGCTGGCCGTTGACCAGTCCGGGATTGACCGTGGCGGTCCAGTACCCCCCGGCGGGGTGAGTTTTCAGTTCCACCCACTGTGGGCGGATCTGCCAGGGGTGGGCCCGGCCGGGCGCCTGCTCCTCCGCCACGCGGATGGGGTACATGCCGGCCGCGCGGGCAGCCAGCTCGTTGTGGCGGCGGGCGGGAAAAAACATCAGCCGGGCCAGTAGATGACGCGCGGGCGGCCGTTGTCTGTAAACGCGCGCGCCTGCAGGTTGTGCAGGGTAAACTGGATGAACTGCCCGCCCCGGGTGAACGCCAGGGGGATGTGGCCCCTGATGCCTCCCTCCCCGCTGACGTCGGCCGTGCCGGTGCGCAACAGCTCGTTGGGCCGCTTGGTGGTGATAAGCACCTTTTTCAGATTTTGCGCGTTGGTAAAGGTGACCTCCGCCACCACCAGAATCGGCCGGTCCGTTGGAAGGCGGGCGGCCGGGTGGGGCACGCCGTCCTCGTCCACCAGCGGCTTTTCGCCTTGCTGCGTCTGAATCAGCGGCAAGCGGCCGTTCACGTAGCCCTCCCGCACACTGTAAAAATTGGCGCCGGCCGGGTTGACCTGCAGCGGCGTGACGATGCTGGGTGGCCGCTGCACCAGCGTGACGTGCTGGCCGTTGCCAGTCTGATGGATGTGGACGCGGTCGTCTCGGGAAAGCAGCTTTTGCGCGTCCAGCCACTGGGTCAGCTGGCTATAGCGGGCGCGGATTTCATCCCCCGGCTGGGCCATCAGCTCCTTGGGGACGGCCATGGCTTACACCTGTCCGGGCGTGCTGGTCACCTCGTAGAGCCCATCGGCCACGCCGGAGGTGTCCAGCAGCACATACTCCTGCACCACGCGGTAGGCGCTGCCCTCCCGGCTGGTGGCGGGCATCTGCATCATCCAGCGGCGTTTAATTTCTTTGCCGTCCTTGTCCCTGGGCCCCGGCGGCGTGGGATAGCCGGCCGGCAGGCTAGTGACAATCTTACCGGCTTTTTCATAGATGCCTCGGCTCAGCCCGTTCACAAAATAGGTATGGCGTAGGATCATGTTGACCTCCTTGTAGCGGGTGACGCCAAACATAGGGTTACGCACCTGCCTGCCGGAGCCCAGCCCGCCGCCGCTGGTGGGCGTGTAGAACGGCGGCCATTTGGCAAACCCGTCCGGGGTAAAGTATCCGCCAAAATCCACGGACAGCTTGTCGATGCGCGGATGCAACTCGATCGGGTGGCTTTCGTAGCTGGTAAACATTTCAAACGTGCCCGAGACGCCCTGTAGGGTCTCCACCAGGCCGGGGGCCTGTTGCGCATCCACCTGCGCCTGATAGTCCACGGACTGCTCGTACATCCCATCGGCCAGCTTCTGGTTGCTGACACTGGTGGGGCGGTAGCCGGCGATTTCCTCCGGCTTTTCCAGATCCGCGGCGGAGGTCGTCTGCAGGAAATATTTTTTGCGCAGGGTCTTTTTGCCGGTGTTTTCAATGCCCAGCGCCTCGCCGGCCATGCCGATGCGCGTGCCGGCAATTTCAGTGGAGCCGGAGCCGGACGAGGAGGAGCCGCGGGCCATGGCTAGCTGAACCTCCCGGCGGAGCGGATCAGATCGTCCAGCTTGCCGATCACGGTGGCGATCTTGCCGTCAATGCCCTGTACGGTGGTGTTTTTCACGGTGTCCTGCAGGGCGGCCGGTGTCATGCCACTGCCCATGCCGTGCATCCGTTTGATGAGAACCTCCCGCGGGTCAAAATCCGGCGCGTTGCCGCGCAGCCGGTTCATCTCCTGCAATCGATCACGGCGGGCGGCCTCAAACGCCTCCGACCCTGGCGTGGCATCGCGGATCCGCGCCGCCTCGCGGACCAGCTGCCTGTTTTCGGCGCGAGCGGCGGTGATTTCTTCTTGCTGATCCAGCTCCTGCATTTTTTCCATGGCCGCGGCCCAGCGCTTGGCGCTGTCCTCCTTGGCCTTGGCTTCCCGGTCATACTGCTGCACACGAGCTTCCGTGTTGCGAACTGTCTGCTCCGTCATGTTTTTCTCAACGTTGCTTCTGCCAAGCAGGGAATCGGCAATCTTGCGGCTGGATTCCTCCATCAGGTCGGCCCGGCCAGCGGAGTCCAGATTGGGGTTAAAGCGCGCTTGGGCGGCCAAAACCACTGCCTGCACAAAATCCTGATATCTTTCAATGGCCTTGGAGAGCAAGGGCACAACCGCTCCCAGTCCAAGTGTAATTTGATTTTGAAAGGTCTTGATGGCATCGGATGCACGGCTCAGGGCGGCAATCGTTTCGTCACTCCAAACCCCCATCGCCTGGCCGTTGGCAATGATCTGATCTTTTCCCATGCGAAAGGTTTCCATCAAAATGGCCGCTCCACGGCCAGCCAGGTCCTGGGCTACAGCAAAATCCTCCATTCCAAGAGAACCGGAGGCCACGGCATTGGACAAAGCAAAAAACAAATCTTGCGGACTCATGCCCATCAGCTCTTGGGTGGATAGTCCGATTTTAGCAAACGACTCCTGCAGTTTCTCATTTCCTCCAATGGCTTCACCGGCGTTGCGCGCGAGCTTGTTCATTGCGGCCGCCACATCCTCCACCGATCCACCGGACAAACTGGCGGCGTTGCCGATCTCCTGGATGGCGCTGGCGGCCACGCCGAAACGGTTGGCCAGATCCTGCAGCTGATCCCCTTGGTCAATCGCCCGTGAAATGCCGGCCCCAATGGCCGCAAAGCTAAAGGATCCGGCCAGCACCCCGGTCAGGCGATTGCCAAACTTACCCACCGCATTTTCCATCGCCGCCAGGCCGGTCTGAAAACCGGAACGGTCCAGCCCCACTTTGACATTTAGATCGGACATGGTTACCTCGCCTTGCTGAGCGCGATCCGGATCGCGTTCGTCATCTTGCCCCTCTGGATGTCAAGGGCGCGCTGGATCTGGCCGGGGTTGAGGCACTTGTCGATCCACGGCACATGGTTCGTCATCCGCACGTACTGGCTGGACCCGTTGCCGCCGGTGGCGTCGTAGACGTTGCCAAGGCTTTGCCCCCGGGCGTGGCGCGTCACCCAGCCCGGAATCCCGCGCCATCCTCCCAACTGCTGGGCACAGCTGGCCCAGCCTGCCTTGGCGGTGCCCACGCGCTGCGTGATTTTCTTGACGTAACTGCGCGCCGCCTGCGGATTGATGACGGCCAGCTTGGTGAAGATGTTGCTGGGCACCTTGCGGCGCGCGCCATGCCTCGACCTTGCGTGCTCCCGTCCTCCGTCAAACCGCCCCACGTCCGTGCTGAAATAAGGGTCGATGCGCAGTGCGTTTAACAGCTCCCGCGCCTTGTCATATTGGCCAGCACGAATCAAGCGCACAAAAGCCGCTTCGGCCTGCGGGGCGCTCTTAACACGGGGCAGATCAAAACTTCCGCCACTGTTTTTTACCCTGCCTGCCGCTTGGGGCACATCGTCATACACACGGCCAATTTCCGTGGTCACTGCGCCCTCCCCCTGCTTTCTGGCGTCAGTTCCAGAGCCGAACGGCTGGGTCTGGTGAGCCAGATTGACGGCGACCAGCCTGGCCTGCCTCAAAATCGCCTCCGCAAAACTGATCCGCGTGGCTAGAGCGTAACGACGCAACTGGGCTGAAAACGCCCGATCGTCTACGGAAACCTTGATGTCGTTCATTTTGCCGCCGCCCTTCTGGCTCTTACCTTCTCAATCGCCAGTATCTCCCCTTCCGAAAGCAGATCCACGCTGCACCCCTTCTGCATGGCGAAGGCCACGTGGTACCAGTACGCCTGCCCCACGGGTAGATTCCAGGCCGTCTCCGCGCTCCAGCCGGTGGATCCACAGATCCCGCTCACAATCGCCAGCGCCCACGGCAAGCCCACCGGTTCCCTGCTACCCGGGCTGCGCTTCTGCTCCTCCCGCCACAGTTGCGGCAGGGCGTTAAAATCCTCCAGGTAGGCGCGGAACTTTGCCGTCTCAACCAAAAATTTACAGCTCCACGTCCGCATCCAGTCTAGCACCAGCCGGCGGCCGGATAGGTCGGGCAACTGCGGGAACGGCGTGGTGCATACCGCCACGGCCAGCCGCAAATCCTTGGCCGTGGGAAAGCAGCCGCCCAGAAAATATGGGCTGCCGGCAATCTCCAAATTAAGCAGGTGCCAGAGAGACAACGGCCGCAGCCGCCGGCGCAGGACGACGTGGTCGTCCCGGTTGAGGAAACTTTCGGCGAAAAGGCGGTTCACGCCGGCGGTGTGCCGCCGGCTTAGCTGCCTAGCGAGCTATCGGGGTTGTAAACTCCGCTGGCTGATACCTTGACCACATCCCCAACCGTCTTGGCGTAATTTTCAGATGTCTTAACGAACTCCTGACCGGCAACGGTAAAAGATGCTGGCACGCTTACCCCGCTGCTAATCCCCTCAATGGAAATGCTGTAGCGCGGATTGTAGTAGGTGGTGACGGTGGGAGCGGTATTAACGATGCCCGGATCAATGACGATCTCATCCTGCTCTCCGGTAATGGATAGGCTGATCAGCTCCTCAATTCCGGTAATGGTCGGCGGGGTGGCTCCAAATCCTTTGAACGGCATGGCGGCTCCTTTAGGCGATGGTGCTGAACGTCACGGCGGTGGTGGATAGCCGTGCAAAATCCGTGTTGGAGCAGCGCAATTCCTTACGGAACGCGGTGGGGCCGGACACGGTGGGCAGGGTAAAGCTGTCGGGCAGGGTCTCCGTCACGGTCTCGATCCGGCGGTATTTCTTGAAATGTTTGACCACGGTGCCGTCCTCTCCGGTGACAAAGAGGTAATCGTCCGTGTTATTGACGTTCTGGCTGATGCCAGCCGTCACTCCGTAGGTCATCGCCATATAGTCGCTCTCCCGCTGTCAACCCCTACGGGCGCACGAAGGCGGTGAAGGTCACACCGTCCTGCATCACTTTCTCGTTGGTGCCGGTCTGCTCCGCCCCGGGATAGCCGCCCATGAACGTCACGGAGGAAAGCACCGTGGTGGCCGCCAGGGCCGTGTTGAGCCAATCAAACGCGCTGCGGTGAGTGGTGGCTACGCTGGCGGTTTCCAGCGGGGTCATGACGGAAAAATTCAGCGTCACCTTGCGTTCTCCAGACACGCTACCCTCCACCACGGGATCGCTCTGCTCCGCGTGCACCACCACGGCCGGCAGCTCCAGATCCGCAATCCGGTGCCCGGCCTGCACCACGTAACCGGACGGCTTGGCCGTGGCGGCGGAAAGGTAGGTGGCGAAAGCGTCCTCGGTCTTTAGGCGCAGGCTCATCGCACGTCCTCGGGATCGCCCAGAGTCAGCGAAATCATCCCGGCATCCTCCGTCACGCCAAACACCCGCTTGCGCGTGCCGGAGACGGTGACCACGCCCAAAAGTGATGGAGCCGAGGCTGCGGTAGCAATGTAGACAAACTCCGCCGGGGCGGGATTAACCAGACCGCCAAGGCCCAGCTCCGCAGTTTCCTCCCCTGGGCTGTAGATGCCGGTGACGGCCGTGGAGCCGATGGTGCAGGTGGCGGATCCGGCCCCGGCCACCATGTCCTCGATCCCGTCCCGCATGATTTGCTCCAGCTCGGTCACGGTCAGCGCCTTATGTCAAAGTGACAAGCCAACAGGATTCTCCGGCTTCAACTTGGCCAAAGATTTCAGTCACAGCCAGATCCACGCCCGGCCAGCCGGCCCCAAAGTCATGGCCGGCCAAAATCCCGCCTCGTCTCACCTTGGGGCGCCAAGCCAGGATGTCCGCCCTGACGGGCTCGTACTCATGTGCGGCATCAATAAAAACCGCGTCTAGGCTTCCATCGGCAAACAGGTCGGCGGCCTGCAGGCTGGGCATTTTCAGCGGGGTCAGCCGCTCGGCCACGGGCGCCACATTGCTCATGAAGTTTTCAAACAAAGTGCCGCATTGCACGCACGGATGATCGGCGTGCTCCGGACTCCCCTCCCAAGTATCCACGGCAAAAACCTCGATTTTTGGGCTGTGGTTATAGGCTTCCACCAAAAGGAAAGCCGTGGAGCGCCCGCGCCAGCAGCCCACCTCAACAAGTTTCCCGTCCGGCCGGCAGTTGCGAACCATCCGGCGGTAAATGCCCTCACCACTGAACCAGTTCTCTCCAAACTGCGGGCCGTTATGGATGTGATTCATGTCAGAATCCATCTTTCGGTTTTGTTTTTTCCGTCGGCCACGCGGGTCGCGTGGTGGTTTTCCCGGTGGAAATCCTCGCTGGGGCAGAAAGCCCCGCGGGTGGCGCCGATGTTTTGGATCCGGCTGACGCGGGGAAACATCTCTCCCATGCCCAGGTTGTCCCGGATCCGCTGCACCCCGCCGTCCCAGAAAGACGTGTCCCATGCCGGCAAAAGATATTTTTCCCAGTGCTCCCGCCAGGTGGCCCAGCCCCAAGGGGTGAACCATTTACGCCAGGCGGCCATGTTGGGCGCGGCTTCGCCGCCGTGCTGGTTGTAGCCGGAGACGGTCAGCGTCATCGGGCTGGCGTTCCGGCCGGCCCACTCAAACCAGCGCAGTGCATCCGGGCTGGGGACGGTGTCGTCCTCCAAATGAATGTGGTAATCGGAAGCCTTAAAGCCCAGCTCCATGCAGTGCCGGATGGTGGCTCCGCAGCCGTAATGGGAGGGCAAAAGGCAAACTTGCACACCACGCTGGTGGGCGATGTGAGCGATATCTTCCGTCAGCTCGTGGGGATCTAAAACCGCGGTGACGATGTATTCCCCGACCCCGTCACACCAGGCCAAGGCATCCAGCACCCTAGCAAAATAGTCCGGCCTGCGGTGGGCCGAAACCGTCAGCGTCCTAGTCATCCCTTCAGCAGATTGTAGGCAGCAAGGTTTCCGCCCGTGCCCTTGTTGTTCTGCAGGGCATCCTCGCCCAGCCCTTCCGGCCGGATCCGGATGCCGTTGGTTCGGTTAAAGTCCGGCGTGGCGCAGACCAGGGTTTTTGTGCCTAGCTCCCGCAGGCGGTAGGACATCACAAAATCGTCCGCCATGAACCGCGCTCGGCCCTTGTCGTCCAGCTGGGCAAACTCCTTGGGCGTCAGGCTGGGGAACTTGGCCATGTCGGGCATGTCCTTAAGCCGGCAGGCAATCGCCCCAAAGCCCTCCAGAATCTCCGCGTGGCCGAGGTGGTCGGGTGCGATGGCGTAGCCCTTGGGCCCGGTCATAAAAAAGCCGCACAGGCCCAAGGCCGACTTGTCGGGGCAATTTTCCACCAGCGTCTGCACCATCCGCGGGCTGTAAAGGATGTCGTCATCGCACCAGACGATAAAATCGTCCGGCGTGCCGGATTCGTCCGCCGCCCAGGCCGCTCCAATAAATTTTGTGGCCGGGCCGTGATCGTGCGTGCGGGCAATATGGATTCGCCCGTCATCCGCCAGCTTTTGTAGGGCGGGCGGGATTTCCGGGAACTGCTCGCCGGTGCGGGCCAACTTCTCCGGTACTGATAAAATTATTTCATCCGCTGGCATGGACTGCGCCAGCAGGCTCTCGATCGTGGGCAGGACGGTGTGTATCCGTTTCGGGGTAGTGGTCAGGCCAATCACGACCCGGCTTTTTTTGTCGATAGGGCTGGGCAACCGCTCCGCCCCGGGGGGCACGGTGCCATCCTCCAGCAGGGCCGCATCCCACATCAGCGGCGGGATGGGCGTCTCCGCCTCCGCCTTCACGGTCAGCAGAATATGGCCCAGTGCCTTTTCGATTGCCTCGGTGGCATCCTTGACGATATTGAGCCGCTTGGCTCCGGGGTCATCCGTCGTCGGCGTGATGAACAGGTGCTGGATCCCCGCCGGATTGTCCGAGGTATCCATAAACAGCTTGTGGGCGCGGACGCAGTGCGCCAGTTCCCCGGCGTAGATGATGGTGATTTTTCCCCAGGCGGCGCGGAACGCCTCCCGCTCGCAGCGATCCGCGTCCTCTTTTTGTCCGGCCGCCCGGAGGCATTGCGACAAAAGCATCTTGGGCAGGTGGCCGTACCACTTGGCGTCTAGGTTCCAGATGACGCCGGCCGGGCGTGGCAGGCTGTCCACCACCTGCAGCAGGCGGCTGGCCTCGTGCAGGTTCCCCTCATCCATCAGCTGGCAGGCCAGATGGCCGTGCGCTTCCTTGCGGGTGGGATGCAGGGTGATGGCTTGGCCAAAGTATTTGCGCTTCTTGTCCGGGGCGGCGCACATCACGCCCGCCATGCACAGCAGCTGGTAGCGCTCCGTGGCGCCCACGTCCGGGTGTTCCAGCGCCAGCAGGCACGGGCCGATGGCTTTCTGGTACTGCCCGCGCAGAAAATCCTCCATGGCGATGTAGTACCAGTTCATCCCGGCTCCCTCGGTCTCGGCCGCCAGGATGCGCTTGTTGCGCTCTCCGCTGCCGGTCTTGTTGGTCTTGGGCACGTGGGTGATGCACAGGCCGTCGGCCAGGCCCACGGCCGCCTTCTCGTCCGGCTTGACCCGCTCATGGATGGCCCGCTCCCAGTGGGCCGGCAGGGTGCCATCTGCCTTGCGGCGAAAAACCCGTTCCCGGCGGTTGTCCCGCATGCCGCTGTTCTGCACGTCGTACCGGGTCACCAAGACGTCCCAGCCCTCCGCCTGCTTGTCTCGCTCCTCAATCACGCCGCGGTGCAGTGCGGCTTGGTTACCCAGAAACAGATCGTCGCAGTCCGCCCAGATGACGTACTTGCCCTGGGCCAGGCTGAACGCCTGGTTGCGGGCGGCGGCAAAATTATCAATATGCGGCCAGCCGGAATTTTCCGGTGCGTTGTGATAGACGGCAAACGTGCCGGCATCGCCGGCGGCGTCCTCCACGGCTTTCTTAAGATCGTCATGCTGCTGGGATCCGGTGGCGGCCACCACAATGACCTCGTCCCACAGGCCTTTGGCCGATTGAATGAGCCGAAAAAGAATCTCGCCCTCCGCCGGGCCGGCGATAAGGGCGAGAGACACAAGGGGGGTGTTTTTCATTTTTTTAGAGAGGAAGGCCGGCCGCACCCCCCGATGCGGCCGGCCCACCAGTTGGGAGTAACCCTTAGACGATACGAGTCAGCGAGCTGGTCTGGCCGCGGGCCACGCCGTAGATGAGGGCGTAGGTCCGCTGATGGCTGCCGAGCTTCACGTCGTAGAACTCGCGCACCTGGAGCGACAGGCCGCTCTTGGGCTCGGTCACGTTGGTGATGTCGCCCGGGACGCTCACGCCTTCCGGCAGGGCCGGGAGACGGGCGGCCACGACGAGCGCTTCCCGCTGGGCCACGAAGCCCTTGGAAGCGGCCGAAGGCAGGCCGGTGTAGTTGTAGCACTCCACGCCCGCCACCGTGCCGATTTGGCCGGAGGCCACCACGTCGCCGCTGCGCTGCGCGTTGGCGGTGATGTTGGTGTCGTTGAGCAGGCTGGCGTAGTTGCCCGGGGACAGGACCGCAAAGCGGCCGCCCATGGGCACCTTGTTGTTGTCCAGGTTGAGGCCCAGGCTGACGACGCCGCGGAACGTCAGCGCGTCCGCCGCGATGGAGAGCGTGCTGCTGTAGTGGGTAGTGACGAGGGCGAGAACGGAATCCACCATGCTCTTGCCGATCGCGTGCGCGGCCTGTTCGGCGAAGCGCTCAATCAGGTTGATGGAGCTGGAGGTCCGTTCGTCGTCGTTGATCGCGTACGAGACGTGCTTGAAGTTGCTGAGCGCGATAGAGACGTCTGCCTGCGTGGCGGCCGAGGCAACGTAGCCGTCGGTGGCGCTGTAGTCCGAAGCGGACTGCACGGAGACGATGTGGGTGACGATGCTGTCGCCCTTCCGCGCCTGGGCGTCGGAGAAGTCCGTCACCGCGTTGCGGATGAATCCGTAATTTTCAACGAGCAATTCGAGGGCGCGCTGGGCGACCACTTTGCCGTTGGACGTTGTGCCGAGTGAGTTAGGCATGGTGTTTATGTCCTTTGTGGTTTATCGCGCCAGCTTGATTTTATTGAAGATCTCCGCGGCGCGGCGGGGATCCTTTTCCGCGTTGAACTGAGAAATCAGCTCTGCACGCGAGAAATTTTTGGGAGCCTCGGTCTCCAGCGGTTTGGTTCCGCGGGATGCCTCCAGCTCGATTTTAAGGGTGGCCAGCTCCGCCTTGAGGGCGGCGGCCTTGTTGTCGGCGGGCGCTTCCACCACGATCTCCTCGACCTTGGCTTCCGCAGTCACCGGCTCCCGGACGGGCTCGGCCACGGGAGCCTCGTCCGCGGGAGCGGCTTCGACGACGGCGGCCTCCAGCTTGACGGTCACCAGGTCGGCGAATTGTTTGGAAAGGGCTTCAATCTTGGCGGCGAGGGCGGCGATGGCCTCCTCGGCGTTGAAGACTGCCACCGGGGCCGCCGGGGCTGCGGGCGCCGCAGGAGCGGCTGCCTCAATCTTGGTCTCTACGACCGAAGTTTCTTTGACCATGGCCAGCTTGGCTGTGTCAACCCGGGCGCTGTATACGCCGGTGGGGTTGGCCGCCGGTGTGGTGACGAGATCGACGGAAAACAGCGTCTGCACGTCCGCCAGCATGGTCCCATCATCGGCCATGCGTGGCACGCCGGAGAAGCTGATGGAGAAACCGATCTGGCCCGGCAGCGTGCTCAACAGCTCGCTGAAATAGGCAAAGCCCTCATGGCTCTCCAAAAGCGTCAGGTCGGCGCGAACACGGCCACCGTCCAGCCCAAAGTTTTCCAGATAGCCAATGATGTTGGAGACCGAGGACGAATGATCGGACAGGACCTTGACCTGCCCGGCTTCATTCCCCTTCTCGACAACCTGAGAAAGGGTCTCCGCGTCGATGACCATGCCATGACCCAAGGCTGGGCCGGCTGTGATCACGGAGATGCCCTTGAATTTCTTTTCAGCCATGCCCCGTTAGGGCTTGTCAAATTCCACGCGGGCGGCATCGGCTGCCGCCCCCATATCGGAGTAAGCGGGTAAATCCTTGGGTGGCTCTACGGGCCTTTGGCATCCGGCCAGCAGCAGTGCGGCCAAGAAAAGCCGAATCACTTTTTCTTTTTTAGCTTTTTGTTTTTTAGGCCGATCGCCTTGGCCACCATGTTGAGCTCCTTCTCGGTCAGCTCTAGGTCGGGCTCGTCTTTCATGGTGAAAGCCTCGGTCAGAGTGGCCGCCCGAGCGGATTCCGGCTGGGTCATCTCCACCGGCGCAGCCATGGTGACCGTCACGGTGGGCGCGGCCAGCTCGGGCTGCACGGTCTGGTCAGCTGCGGGCTGGGCGGACGGAGGCGTGACGGGTGCGGGAGCGGCTGGCTTCTGGCCGGTGTTCTGGATCTCGGTCATGTCCACACCGGCTTCGGTGGCCTTTTGGCGGATGTAGACCTGCTCGGCCACGCGCTGGTCGACGATCTCCTGCCAATCGTAGCCGCGCTCTTGAGCGATTGAGGCGAGGGTCTGGATGCCGAGCTTCAGGTCCTCCCGGTCGGCGGCACTGTCGCGCCCTGCGTCGATCGTGGTGCGTTTCGGAGTGTGATAGACAGCGTTCCACCAGCGGTCCATGCCCCGGGGCGGGGTCAGGTCGCCGCGCTTGATGCCCTTGGCCAAGGCCCAAAGGCGGACGCGGGAGACAAGCTGGGTGATGATAGCCTGGCTGACCTCATCGAAACGGCGCTGGGCCTGGGCGAGGACAAACCGCTGGGACGGACCGGAGAGGTCTGCTTTCCACATATATTCGTAAGGAAGCCCCAGCCCGGCCGCAGCGGCCCGCAGAAACTGATCCATAAACTCCTGCAGGTTGGGACCGGGCCGGTCGTTTTTGATTTCCTTGAGGGTCTTGCCGGCAGGCAGATTCCAGATGGCCCCGCCGCCCATGATTTTGTCGGTGGTGATGCCGTCGTCGCTGGTGCTGTCGGGTCCGAAGAAGCCGGTGCTCCCTTGCCCCTCTAGGGCCAGTCCGATGGCTCCGGCGCGTTTGGCCCCGGCAGTTTCAAATTCCAGAATCTCCTGGCGGTCCTGCAAAAGGTTCAGGCAGGAGACCAAGCGGGAAATGCTGCGCAGCTCATCCGGGCGGTCCCGCTCAGCCAAAACAATGACGTCGGCAGCCTGCACCTCGGTGTATTTGTCGCCGTCGCCGGTACGGATGTAGTAGGAAAGCGGGCGACCCTGGGCGTTGATGCGCACGCCGTCGGAGATTCTTTTGTCGGCGCCCAGATAGGCCGGCGTCTCACAGCGGTGGGCTTCGACAAGCTGGAGCTGTGGCCAGCCGTCGCCGTTGTCGGTCAGAATGACAAACAGCTCATTGTCCCGGAGCATTGTCCGGCAGGCCACCTGCTGGAGCGTGTTAAAATCCAAAAGCCCGCGGACGTCGCAGGCCAAGCTCCAGTTGTGAAACCATTCCTCAGTGGCTGCGTTCCAGCCCTCGTCGGAAGTGCGGGCTTGGCATTTGATGCCCGGACCGATGGAGTTGCGGGTGATGCAGTCGATCGCGCCGCGAACGACGGGATCGTTGTAATACATATACCGCGCCAGGCCCAGCACCTGCCGGCGGCTGGCCGTGGTGACGTCCATGCGCGTGTCTTGGGGCGTGGCGTAGATGTAGCGGCGCTGGGTCTGCTGGGGTTGCCCCGCCCGCACGATCCGCCCAAACCAGCTGCCCCAGTTGGCCATCTTAGTAAACCTCGGCGGTGAACCGCGGGTAGCTGACGGAGCCGGTGGATTTGGTTAGGTAGTCCTCGACTTGGGTGGACGTGGTAAAATCCTTCACGGCTTTCCAGCAGTTAAGCGCCAGCTGGGTGACGCCGGCCGGGTTAAAGCCGGGCTGCAGCTGGTAGGAAAACGATTTGCCGGCGACGGATGCGCTAACCATTACCTTGCCACCGTTGGTGAACGTGTTGGCCTGCCCGGCCGCAAGCGCTTCCAGCGCCAAGCGAAGGGCAACCGGATCCTTCGAAGCCTGTATCCAAAGGGAAAAGATGAGCCCACGCTCCACGCGCCTTTCATGCTGTCAATTTAGCGGCCGCCTCCTGCGGCCGGTTTTGTTCGTGCTCCAAAAACACCAGCACCAGCTTCTCGCAATCCCCCAAGTGGTTCGCGCCCACCACTTCCCACGTCAGCTCTCTCTGCCCATAGCGCAGCTTGCGTTCTACCAGCCGTTCATTCGTCAGCTGACTGATGTAGTCGCGGCCCAAATTGCGCGGCAGCCACCAGTCCGCCCCGGTACGCTCCTTGATTTTGTTAATGTAGAGCGTGTGTTTGAAAACATTATCGTCGTACTGGACTAAGGGCAGCGTCCGGCCTAGGTGCTCGACGACCTGCTTCACCACGCTGGCCCGCATCCCGGCACTGGCTGCACGTCCCTTGCTGGCCCAAAACTTTCCGGCCGCCCTGATCACAAACTCGTACACACCTCCGGTCCTCCGGGCCGCGTAACCAGAATCCACAAACCCGCCCAAGCAGCTTCGGCCTTCGCCCTCCTTGCCACGCACCGGATACTTTTGCCCAAACTTTTGCAGGACTGCGTCCCAGCCGATCAGCTGGCCGTAGTCCACTAGCGCGCTCCATGGCTTCCCTGCGTTTTTGCCGTAGGCCCGGATTGTGTACCAAAGCTCCGTCTGCTGAACGTCCACCGCCATCATTAGCCCGTCCGGATCCATCGGGCACTCGCCCAGCAGATATTCCGGGCTGGCCTTGATAACGTCCTCGACGGCGCTGGGCTTGACCGTGGCCGCGGCCGGAGTCCATGGCTTGGCCAGATAGCTGTTCACAAAATGGTGCAGCCCGCGGATACTTTCTTTGTCTTGGATAAACATGACAGCCAGCTCGCCCCAGGTCTTGTGCGGGCTGTAGAGCGCGTTGAGGTGATAGCTGCGGCGCCCCGGCTCGCCTTGGGCTGTGGCCTTCCACTTGCCCTGCCGCATCATCTCATTGCGCTCGCTAAAGGGGATTTGGCGGCGGCAGCCCGGACACTCGTAATGGGCCGTGGCCTTTAGCTTTTCAAAATTCCACGTCTCAGAATCTGCCTCAAAAGAGGACTCGTCCCACTTAATGCCCTCCCACTCCAAGTTGAACTGATGATGGCACTCGCGGCATGCGACCATGTAGTATCGCTGGTCACCGCGCTGAAACTCTGTCCAGATGTTGACCCCTTGGTCGATCGTCGGGGTGGACGCCTGAACATAAAGCCAGTGCGGAAAAGATTCCATCCGGGCGCCGATTAGCTGAAGCGGTGCGGCCTCCTTGGTGTTCCAGTCTGGAAACTTGTCGATCTCGTCGGCGATACTCATGCCGACACTGCGGCTGGAAAGATTGCTTTCGCTCCCCGCTCCCACCCACCAAACCGTGCCAGATCGAAATCTCTGCTCGTCCAGCTTCATCTCATCGTCATTGTCCGGGCAAAGCCGGCTAAGGCACGGGTTGCTCTGCACCAATTCCATCCATCGGTCAGCGCTGATGGAGCGTGCCAGCTTGAGCGACGGCAGGACCACCATGCAGGGCGTCGCCCTGTTGGTCAGTCGGTGGGCCAGCATGAGCTGCAGGGCCGTGCTTTTACCGCACTGGACCGCAAAACATAGCGTCAGCTCATGCACGCCCGGAGCCGTGGCGCTATCCAGCACCTCGCGCAGATAGGGCATGGAGTCCAAGCTGACCTTGCCTGGCTTGCTAGGACTGTACCGCTCAGAAAACCAAATGCTTTGCTCCGCCCAACGGCTCACTGAATCCATCCCCGCGGGGCGCAGAAACTTAAAAGCCGCCCCTGCCCCATGGACTGATGATGATGACGTAATGGTCATGCAATCATGCGGGCCTTTATGGCCTCATAAGTACGACCAGTTTCCTCGCGCATAATATCATGGATCTCCTCGGCGCTTTTCCCGACAAGCCGGCTGCCCTTGTTGACCAGCGCCTCTAGGCCGCGCTGAAATTCTGCGGCCAACCGCTCCACCACTTGGGTGTGCTGGGTAACTGTCATCATAATCCCGGCAACCGCTCGGGCCTTGGACAGCTCATCTGCCGCATCCCGGGCCCGCTCTTGGGTCGTTATTACCTTGTCCAAAGCCAGCCGGATCCCGTGAACGTCTTTGGCCTCCTTGGCTTGATCCAAAAGTTTCATGGCTTCACGCTCCGCAACCTTTGCTCGGTTGGATCGCTCCCTTACTTCGGTCACTTCCGGCGTTTCCCCTGGTACAGCCGTCTCTAGGCTCACCGGCCCGGCCGGGTCCGTGTAAGCCGCAGCAGCTTGGACGACCCTACATCTAGGTGCCCTCTGAGAATTTGCAGATCTCCATGCGCTGGCCTCCTCCATGCTGGTCAACGGCATACCCTTAGCAACCCACTTGGCCACGGCCTGCCGGCTGCATCCCCACTCCTTGGCTAAATCACTGGCGGTCATAGTTAGCCGCCAACCTGTCAACCTAGACTCTGTTAAGGTTACTCTCGCAAAATGAACGGGAGTCGTCGTCACCGCAGACAACAGGCATATAAAAGATTCCTTACCCACATGGTGTCCGACCATGCAGGGACCATGTCCACGACCATGTTCAGCTGTAAGCTCATACAGCAAAGCAACTACCAAACACGGCAACATGGTCAACATGGTCAGTCCGTACCCAAACGCGCGCGCGCGCCCACGCGCCCGCGCCGGAGAGCTTTGGCTGTAAGAGCAGGCGGATAGGCAACTTACCATGATGACCATGACACTTTTAATGAAATCAATTAAGCGGGAGCGGGTTGCGACTTAGCATGGTCAGCCACATGGTGGTCAACATGGTGGATCTGAATCATGCGGGCGTGGCCCTCGCCTTTTACTTCCAACCTTTTTAAGCCAAAAGTCCGGCCGTCAAACCTAGCCAAGATCTTTCCAAAAGCAGACCTTTCCCTGCGCACTTGCCGATCATCCTCACTAGGGTCCTCATCCAATACCCAAGAAAATAAACCCATTTCCCTAGACTTGGTCATCAGCTCAGCAGGACGAAACTCAAGCAAAGGCTGTGACTCGTCCACCATAACAGCACCCACTAGCTTCTCCATGTCTGCCAAAGTATCGTCAGCACTTACAAGCGGAGCCGTGCACGGGTGGATCCCGGTAACCAGCTGCACAATGCCACCAACCTGCGCCGACCATCTAGGAAAGCTACTGTGGTTTACCGATCCTGGTGTACGGCCTTGATCGTCCCAATGCTTTACAAAAGCCCACAAAGCACCCAACAACTGCGGTCGCGCCGCCAAGATGTCCTCCTCGCTAATCGCTCGGCTATACTTACGTTCCTCAATCTTTGCTTCTTGCACGTGAAGGGAAAGCTGAAGGCACCTGCGGCGCATATCTGCATTGACCCTTGCTGTGTTGGCGGTGACATAGATTAGGCAGGACTTTTCGACCTCAAAGTTTCGCGACTGCCCCAGCACACGACCACCCCACACGTTGGCCGTAATAAACGCCTCTAGACTGGACGACTTGATTTCACCTCTCCAGTTATCAAATACCAGATAAGGCTCACCACTAATGGCCGCCGCGTTTAGCGCTTTAGTCAGCTCCTCACTGTCGCTTCCCTCTGGGGGTGCCGTAATCCTCATGGGACCAAACACCGGACAGACCGCCAGGCGGCAAAGCAACGTCTTGCCCGCACCTTCCGAGTTAGCTGAAAAAATAAACGCGGGACGTGGCTCGCGAGGCGCCAGCATCAGGTCAAGATATGGTGCAAACATCGCCGCCAAGGCCACAGCCCTAGATCTAACTGCCTCGGCTTCGTTGATTGGCCATGGGAAATCAACCATCCACTGGTCAAAAACGGCCTTGGCTTGATCCAAACTCATGTCGTCTTGCAGCTCCATTTCAGACCTCGTCAGCACCTGCGTCTCCGCATCGTAGCCTTCGGGCAAAAGCTCCAGCGTCCCGTCCTTCCGAATTACCGGCAGCCTTACCGTAGCCACTCTGCGAATCGGCCTTAGTTCCCGAATAAACTGCTCACTGGCCAGCACCCCGGCCGCACACTTGTCGCTCATGCTGGCGGCTTCCTCGCCGCGCTCGCCTAGCTTGTAAGGGGAAACGTAATCCTCAATCCAGCTGTGAAATTTCTCCGATGTCATTACCGATAGCCGGCCTCGCCGGTTGACCATCAGCACAATTCCGTCCCTCTCAAACAAATCCTGATCCCGCAACGCCTTGCCCAGATCCTCTGCCGTTTGCCCTATTCTGTGACCATTACCAGGCAGCCGGATCTTTGGCAGCACGCTGCTGACGACAGCCTGGCCGACGTCAGATTGTCCGATAAAATCAGAAACATCCGCGCTCGCCTCCCATAAAGCATCCAGCACTTGGCCGTCTTTCACGCCGACCTCCGCCACGCGTCCATCCAGTCATAAAAATCAACCTTCCCATCCATCGGGGCGGACGGCCATAGCAACTCCCAGCGCACGATGCGCACTTGGCACCCGCCCTTGTCCCGCAAAGCCTTGGCCACGGCCAGTCCGTGATCCTGTCCGGCCTTGTCCCGGTCCGGCACAATTATCACCCTCCTTTTGGCCAGGGTCTGGGTATATTCATCCCGCCACTTGCCGGCCCCCATCGGAGAGGTGGTCGCCGCAATCTTGCCATCTGCCAGAGCCGCTGCATCCGCGTCCTTTTCGCCCTCAAAAATTCCTACTACCAGATCTGAATTGGCCAACAGCTGTGGCAATCGATACAGCAGCGGCGTGATGCCGGCCAACGTCCACAGCCACCAGTTGCCCTCCCGGTCTCGGCTGGCCTGTTTGTTGCCAGCCCTCTCGCCCTCGGCCGCCGGGCGACGCTGGCGAAACATCTTTGGATCATAGCGTAGCGTTTGATGCCTTAGCTTTCCGTCTGCATCCAAGTAATCGTACACCTTTACGATCCTAGGCTGAGGTTTCCCATCCTTCCGGTCCTGTACCGGAGTAAGGTCACCAGCCCACTCGCGCAGCATCCGGATTGCTTCTTTAGACGATACCCCGCGCACCTTTTCAATCAGCGTGATCTGGTCCCCGCTTTCCTTGGTTCCATGGTCTGTCCAAACCAGCCCTTTGTCCCCCTGCCAGACGGAAAAGCTGGGGTTTTCGTCCCCCTGGCGGATCGGGCTGCACATCTTCCCTGGCCCTTCGGGAAATCCAGCAATGCCCAGCCGACGGGCTGCTTCCGGAAGCGGGATTTTAGCCTTGAGATCTTCTATCGTCAGCATGACTTGACCAAAAATCCACGCCGCTTCCCACGGATGGATGGTTTCCATCCGCACCTTCTGGCGTTGCACACCGTGGCATGATCACAGTCCCAGGCCTTGGCGATCATGGATACCGTCATGCCCGCTTCATACTGCTTGCGCCAAAATTCCCAGCGCTGAGCTACCACGTGCGTTGTGCGATTGCGCTGCTTTTTACCGTTTTCCGGTCGATAGCTGATTTCCTTTGGCACCTCTAAGACTGGCAGGGCTAGCTCAGGCCTCTTGAGGGCAGATCGCAGCACTGCCTCTTGGCTTAGCTGCGCCAGCATTTGCCTGATCTTTTCCAGCTCCCTTTCGTAATGCTCAGACTTCTTTTCCAGCAAAGTTAGGCGGTAGTTTTTCGCCGCCTCGATTAACTTGTTGTCCATTATCGTCCTCCTTTTTTGTTCCAGACATCAGTAGCAACGCATCCACCAAGGCGATGGCCGTGCGCACATCCGGGTTGGCCGTAGCTTCCCGGATGCGCACAAGCGTCCCCCGTAACGTGCCGAGCACGTCACGCCACCAAACCAGATCCGGCACCTAGTCCTTGGCTTTTACGGTTTCGACAAACTCAATCACCGGCTTAATCCAGTCCCGGACCATCCGGTGCCAGCTTGCGTCATGCTGCCATCCTTCCGGCAGATCCCGTTTCCAGATTTCAAACTCCGTCACCCAGGCTTGCAGCGTCCAGATTCCGCTGGATCTTTCGTCCGAGCCGCGCACCACCTCACCAGAAGCAATGGATCGCTTTAGATCGTTAGGAGTTAGTTTTTCCGCCACCGCCAGCTTGGCCCACTTGTCCTGATCTTTCGTTGTTTTAAGTTTCTGCAGCTCTAGGTAGTGCGCCGCCGTCAGTTCCGGCCGCCGCTTCTCAATTGGCACTGTTCCCAACGCCACCAACGCCTCTTTCTTGGGTCCAAAGTTAAACTCCAGCTGATCCAAGGCCTCCTGCAGATCCTCTGCCTCGTAGGACTTCTTGCCGTAGTTTAGCCAGTCCGCGTCCAGCCAGGTCTGCGCCCGGCGACAGCTCTGCAGCCAGCGGCCCACCTCCTTCCACTGCTCAATGTTCAACGCCTTTTCAAACACCAGCCCGTTGGACGTAATCCGCACCCCGGGCACCTTTTCCACCGCCCGGCCCTCACGGTCCAAGCGCTTTAGTTCAATGATTTGCATTTTTCCCTCCTTTTTTTCCTATTGATTGCCGTCTCCAGTGCCGCTCGCGCTGCACTGTCCTATATGACTCCACCGCCTCAGCGCTTTTGGTGTGCGCGTTGCGCCGGAATCCCAAGAAATCCAACCACCACTGCACCTGTTTGCTCACCGCCGCCCGCGTCACTCCCATTTCCTTCGCGGCAGCCGTCTGCGTCCATACCCCGTTTAACGCATCGCTGTTAATGGCAAACATCAGCGCGTAGACCCGCAGCCGCACGTTTCCAGGCTTCACCAGCATCGGAAGCACGCGGGACAAAGTTTCTATCGTCAGCTGCCTGGCTTGGTCTGCCGTTGTTACCTTGAGCCAATACTCAAAAGCGGGCAGACCCCCACCGGAGTACGATTCCGTTGCTTCCCTGTACAGGGCTTCAACGGGGTTATCGCAAAGAGCAGCCATATCGGGGGTATGGCTGGCCTCCGGCCTTTCCGCCGCATCACAGTGGGGGCCGCTCCAGCTCATCAGACGTCCCAGCTTTTGATTACCGGCCATGCAATGGCGAATATCGCCACCGCCGCGGCCGGAATAATTAGTCTTACGATTAGTTCTAGTTCACTCACGGTTGCCCTCCTTTTTGTTTTCTGATGAAGTCCGCCAAGACCTCCTCCAGTCGCTCCACTCTGGCGACCAGTCCTTGGATTAAGATGTCCCGCCGGGCATTGAGAAACGCGTCCTGTACCCCGGCACTCCAGCTGGCGTGACCCATCACGCCCTCCTGCTCCAAATCCCTTACGTTATTTAGCTCAATCATCGGCCCTTCTCCACGTGCTTAAGTTTTTTGTAGTAGCCGCGGAGCGAATCGTGCGGTCTAAGCCGGGCGTTTTTTTTGCGCCGGTCAATGATCACGTGCACCGCCCGGCCTGTGTCTGCAATCGTCACGAATCCGGCGAAGGCCATGAGTCTTGTGGTCAGGCTCATGCGCCCTCCTCTCGCAGGTGTTCAAAGTGTTCGTAGCCCACCGGAGCCGGCTCCTCTGGCCGCTTGGCCACCAGATCCCGCAATGCGTCTGGGTCCATGGTTTCGTGTTCATGCCGCGCCAGATCCGGCGTGGCGTTAAACTTGGCCACCAGTCCGGCGATCATGTTTTCAATGACCAGATGCTTTTCGGCCTCACTCATTTGCGGGCCTCCTCAATGGTTTTACGGATTGCCCAGGCGGCAAAAGAAAAGGCAAAAGCAATAAGCCCCCAAGCCGCGCCGACAATTAGGGCCCATCCCGTGGCAATCGCCACCAGCTGGGCCATGTTTTTTATGATTTCCCACGTCATGCTGTACCTCCTGTGGTTAGTCCGATCGTTACAGGGAAGCCCTTGGCCGGTTGGCGGCAGCGGCGCAGCGCATAGTCACCGTTAAGACGGCACAGCCCAGCCATGTCCCAGAGGGCTGGTGCAATGCGATGAACGAAATACTCCAGGTCCTTTAAGGACTCTTGCTGGATCCGGACACACGGCACCGGCTTGCGTAGGCCGAACAGGCGGCGGTCGATAAACGCGCGCGCACAGAGCGCGACGATTAAGAGGCGAAATCCGCCGTCATGAATCTCGTTTGTTACGCTGTTGTCACGTCTCTTGCGTAACTTCCTGTCATTCCAACCGTGGCAGTGGAGGGATTTGAACCCCCGAGGACGATGATAAGAGTTGTTTTGGTTAATTAGTTCCATCGGGTTCTCTTATTTATCTTGCGGATTTAAGCGATTTGATACGCTTGTCCGATGGCTTCGATTTTTGCCCGGAAAGACTCGCCTTGGTACTGGCTGCGGTTCAAATCCCCGACCGGACAGTGGCGATCTAAGGGCACGCGCTGGTTGGTAGGTAATCCCCTGCACCGGGCACGAGCCATTGAGGAAGCAGCCGGCCTCTCGGTACGCGAAAAGCGGCCGGTGGCCCGGGACGACTGGATCCTGCCGCATATTCAGAGCTACCCTGCGGTGCACTCCACCATGATCCATTACCGAAACTCCTGGCGTTGGCTGCAGCTGTTCATGACGGAGCAAGGTATCACCTCCGAGCAGTTCACCCCGGCTATGGCAGAGATCTATATCCCGTGGCGCATCTCTCCAGACCGGCGGGTCTCCGGCCGGTCCGTCCACCGCAACCAAGCCCTGCGAGACATTAAAATCATGAAATGGATCCACCGCCAGGGCCGGCTCTTGGGCCGCATCCATACCCGAGAGCTGGACGACTACCGCCTTAAATACGCCGAGCCGCGCCGCATTAAGCCGGTCTTTACCCCGGAGCAGATTGACCGCGTCCGCATTGCCTTGGCCAATCTGCCGGGCGGCAAGGAGTGGATGCGCGTGGCCTTCGAGATTTCCCTGGCCACAGGCTGTCGCTTGGCGGAAACCCAAATCCCCCTGCGCTGTGTAGACCTGGATAACGGCACGATCACCTTCCCCTCCCCCAAGGGTGGGGCCGCTAAATCCTTCACCGTGCCCATCCCGGCCACCTTGCGGCCGATGCTTACGGCCATGAAAAAGGCTGGGCTGCAGATCACCTGCCGTCTTCCGGCCAAGCCGTCCACCTACTTCCGACCGGTGTTTGATAGGCTGGGGCTGTATTTGCACTGTTTTCACTGCCTCCGGGTTACGCGCGCGTCGAATCTGCGCCGGGCAGGTGTGCCAATAGGTGCGGCCATGCGGCTGTTAAACCACGGTTCAGAGCTAGTTCATGAGATGTACGTCCGGCACGAGGTAGAGGATTTGCGCCGATTTGTGGACGCCGGCCAGCCGCCTCCGCCCGCCAGCGGTCAAAATCCCCCGGCACTACCACGCCCAGTACGATGGGGAACCCAGGCTCCAATGACATCCGGCGCATCTTGCCGTAGGCAATCCCGTAAGCTGCCGCCAGCTCTTTCAGTTTCATCGCCTGGTTAAAGGCGCGCTTGGCCAGAGCGGCCGCAAGATACTCAGAAGCGGTCATCGCACCGGCTCCATTTCGTCCGTGCTGGTTTCCTCAATCAGCTGGGCCACCAGCTGGGAAAGCGAAAGGTTTTTTTTCTCCGCCATCTCACGGCCCAGCTTTTTAATGCGGACCGGCAGGTACAAATTTGTGACCTCAGCGCCGCTGTTTTTCGAGTGGAATCCGCGTGGCATTTGCGTGGTATATGCGCACGAAACACGCATGTCCAGAAAAATCTTTGTTTACCCTAAAGATTTTTTTGTAGGCAAGCTTGACCTGCGCATATTTTACGCATAATCTATAAATATGCTTAAGGTTCCCACTAACCTTACATTGCCTAAGCAGATAAAATCTAAGGGCATGGAGCTTGCTAAGCGCGCAGGCATGAGCTTATCGACCTACGTGGCCCAGCTGATCATTAAGGAGGCAGCCAAGGATCAGGGTTTTATTGCCGAGAGCCCTGCGTTGTATGCGGTAGGACGGTCACGGGCAAAAACTAGGACAAAAGGGATATGATTTTGGTTTCCGGATTGGGCGATTTGGCAATGGGCTTGGGTGGCACGGCTTTAGCTTTTGCCATCATCGTCCTGATTATTATGGCCATTTTTATGCCCTACTACGTTTACAAGTGCCGTCACCTTTTGCAGGATCTGCGAGGCAAGGCTGACGAGCAGCTGGTGGAGACACGCCGGACGAACATGCTTTTGCGTCAGCTTCTTAAAGCCTACGGCCATCAACCCGAGGATTGACCCGCCTTTTTTGCGGGCAAGGATACCGCGTGCCCGCCAAGGTCATCTGTCCCACCTGCCAGCAGCCCGTCCCCCCGGAGCTGTTCTATCGCGCCCTCGGCCGGGTTAAGTCCAAGCGCAAGGCCAAGGCAGCGGCCCGAAACGCCCGCAAGGGCGGAGCCCCCAAGGGCAACACCAACTGGAAGGGCCGGCTAAAGGACTAGATTTGCGTCGTCCAGGGGCCGAACAGGAAATAGCAAAGCAGCTTTTCCCCGTCCTCCGTCAGACGGTGGATCTCCTCGCCGTTCTCGGTTTCAATCGGATTCACCAGCTCGTAGAGGATGGCGACCTGCTCGTCGTGCGTGATGTCGTCGGGCAGGTACGACCACTTCAGCACGTAGTTGAGTACGTGCTGGAGCCTCTGCTGGGTCATGTTCCCGTAGCTCTGCGGGGTGGATGGTTGGATCAATTCCATGATGCGTTGCTTCATTTAACCGCCTCCTTCCGTTTGGTAGTTCGATTTGTATCCAGCTCCAGCAGCACCTCCTGACCCCGCCAGGTCAGGCAGTAGGTCGGGCAGCCAAAGCCGTTGCCGTGCGGCACGTGCATGACCAAGCTGCGCAGCACCAGACTGCGCTCCCGGATGGTCATAAACTCCGGCAACTCACGGCACACAAGGACATGGCTTAGAATCTCCCGGATCCGGCCAAGGTCCGCATGGCGGCGGCAGGAGCAGCGCCGGTCACCATTCCTCATGGCCGGCCTCCCACTGGCTTGCGCCCACGCTGGCCAGCAGGTCGTAGACCAGATGGCCCCGGACGCTCAGGTGGTAGGATTTCCGGCCGTCGTCTCCTTCGTATTCGTAGGCGAGGAGCCAGCGGATGATTTCCTTTTCGTGATCCGGCGTTCCGTCCGGGATCTGATTGTTGACCAGAATCTCCCCCAACACTGCCAGGAGATGCCGATCGTCGATTCCACAGTAACCGATCTTAGGCTGTTCGATTTCTTGTGTTTTCATGGCGACATTATCAACCCAACTGATGGGTTAATTCACAAGAAATTTATACAATTTTGTGAATATACAGAGTAAAAACGTCCCAAACAGGACAGGCTTGCGCGGATCTCCGCGGAGCTTTCAGGCGCTTTTTGCGCTCTTTTTTATTAGCCGATAGTGGGGACGCGGCCGCACGATCTGGCCCCACTGCACCTTGAAATCCCGCCGCTCCACCATCCCCACCTTGGCCATCTCCCGGCACTTTTGCATGGCCACCTCTTTGCAGTACCCCAGCTTTTCGGCGATTTCTTCCGGGGTGTGCCACCCGGGCGGCACGGTCTCCACTTGGTTCTGGTTCACCTGCTTAAAGGCGGCACGCCAGGCGGCCGCTTGCAGATCCTCGGCCTTAAACTTCGGCGATTTCATCCTGATCGGGTGTGAATACGATTTCCGTCACTTCCGGCAGCTCTCCGTCCCGCTTGCGCCGCCAGTCCAGCACCATAGCGCTGGGCCTGGGGATTGCGTCCGGCACGACCTTCCGGCCGTAGCGGGTCAAAAACTGCCAGCCGCCGGTGACGCCAATCATCCCCTGCCCATCCGAGAACCAGCCCCCGGTGTGCCGGTGCCCGCGGAGGTAGATCCGGGCCGGCTCCTGGCCACAGCGCATGCTGTTGAGGCGGGCGTTGCCCATGGTGATAGAGAGGCTGGTCGCCTCCAAGTAAGCGCGGCTGGTGACGCCGATATGGTGGGTGGCATCCACCAGACATCCGGCCATACGGAAAAGCCACTTGGCCTTCGCCCCCTTACCCTCGGCCCCAATCTTCTTGGCGATGTAGTGCTCAATGAGGCCGGTATGCACTTCCGTGCCCAGAGTAACGAATGTCTTGTGGGCCTTGGCGGCCAGACCGCCCACGGCCTCAATCGCCATGTTGGCGTGATCCTCGATCGATTGCGTAAGGCTTTCGATAGATTTGTGGTGGATGCCCTCGGTTAGGTCACCGTTGAGCAGTAGGGCGTACTTATCCTTCCCGCGGATCCGGGCAAACTGCGCTTGGAGGTCTGTCCAGCACGCCCACAGCCACTCCTGGTGCACGTTCCCGCCAAAGGAGATTTTGTTCCCGGTGCGGACGGTGGTGTCGGGCGGCATAAGCCCCACCTCGGATCCACAGTGCAGGTCACTGACGACCAGTAAAATGCGGGCCATTGCTACGCCGTATGTGTCAAAGGGTTGCGGGCCTTGTTACTTTTTGTCCTCGTACCCGGGCATGCCTTGGAGGACTCGGAGGATTTTCACACAAGCCGCCCGGCTGTCGGCCGCCGCCACGGACGGATCCTCGGCTCCCTTAAGGGCGAGGTCGGCAATCACGGCCAGCTGCACTTTGTGGGTGTAAACGTAGCTGACCAGATCCAGCACCTCGCTGATCGCATCGGCCCAGCATGGGCGCATCCAGAGGGCTCCGCCGTGCTCCGCTTGGCCTTTGCGGTACTTCTTGGAAAAGTCCCGGACGAAGACTTCCAAGATGCTGGACAGGTGCAGCTCATGCTCCTTGGACATCGGGGGCGTGTTGTCCTGCGGCTTCATGGCTTGCGGATGGACACCTTTCGTCCGACCTTGGTTGGCTTGGCGGATTGTGGCGCGGATGTGGCCACGCCGGCCAAGGCCCGCCAGTCCTTGAATGTAGCATCCTCAAAATGAGGCAGCTCCCAGGATAACCAGCGCAGGCCGTGCTTCTCGCCTATCTTCCTCATGATTTCATAGGTGGTCGTGTCCTCCCACGCGGCTAGGTACTCGCCGGCGCTGTTACGACTGGCGGGCACCGCATCGATCGCCCGGGCGTAGCAGTGGTACGACTGCGCCACGGGCGTGCCCTTGGCGTTGGTCACCTTACTGCCCTTCTTGGTCCGGCCTTGAGCGTAGAGCTCGTCCTGTTCCGCCGGTGTCCTGACGGAGCAGTAGATCAGCACCGGGATCCTCTTGGCCGTCAGCTCTTGATACCACTTGGCCACCCGCTCCCGGAATCCCGGGGCCAGCTTGGCGATGTGGGCCTCGCTGCGGTCAACGATCTGCCGCCAGGTCATTTCCTTTCGGCCCGGTGACGCCAGCGCTCTGTTTCAGCCAGGCTAGCAGATAACGCCTTAAGCGCGGAGACGTACTGGTCGCGGTAAGCGGCCGGAGCAGGGCCTTCTTTTCTTTCGATCTTGTCCCACTCGTAGATAAGCGCCTCGATCGTTTCTGGGCGCGGCGGCGGGCCGTCCGCAATCGGCGTGACCGTGGCACAGCCGGACAGACTAAGAGCCAGCAGGAGGGCGCTTAGTCCACCACGAATCAATCTTTTGGTCCCGCTTGCGCCGCTCGGCCTCGATGATCGCGTCCCGGTATTCGTGCCGATTTTTCCCGCGGTTCTGAACCCACCAGAGAACCAGCGCCAAGAGGGTGCCGAGGACGGTAAGGGCACCTGTGATCATCCCCTCCCCTTATTTGCGGGAGATTTGCGAAATGAAATCGACGAGCTTCTGGAGCGTCCGCTCCGGCTCGTCCCCGGGGATCAGGGTGGCGACGGCAATGGCCGCACCCAGCACGGTCGCCAAGACGCCGATGTAACTCTGCCAGTTGGTAAGGATGTGGGTGATGATTTCCATGCCGTGGCCGGCATGTCAAAAGGGCTTGAGGATCAATGACCCAGCAGGCGGTTTTTAATAATTTCCCAGGCGGCGGCCAGCACCCCGAAAACGATGGTGGAGATGAGCCAGACCCGTCCCTTGATCGTGCCGGCTTCGCTCTCGAGGGCCTTCATCTTGCCCTTGTGATCCTCGAATAATTCCAGAATGTGGATCTGGCGCTGCTCAATCCTCGCCACGGCGATGCGGAGCTCGGTCAAAATATCGGAATCACTCACACCTCGCACTCCTCTGCGCCTTCGCAAATGCGGACGCACTCCGCCCCGGTATCGTCAAAGAAGCGCTCGATGTAGCCCTCGGCCTCCAAATATTCAAGCGCGGCAAGAAAATCGCCGTAGGTGTAGGCGGTGGCCATAGGTCACAGGCCAGACGGCACGGCCGGGGCGACAAACTGGATGGCATCGGCCTCATCCCTATTTGCGACCAAAAGCCGTGATTTGTAGTCGTGGTAGGCGGCTCGAAGGCTTTTTATATAAGCCCTGCCAGCTTCCGCCTCGTCTTGTGCAATCACGCCAAGGGCGGCATTGCGTTGCCAGATTTCATCATAGCCAGCTTCGGTTATCTTTAATGTCACAAGCTCACGAATGCGAAAAAGGTTTTCTTCATGTGCTTCTTCAGTGGTTCTTGTGTCTGTAAAAACAACAGATCCATCCAAGTTTTTGTGGATAGTTTTTATTCCCATAATTTTAGGCGTATTGAAATGCAACATGAGTTATTCCAGACGCATCATATAAAAATGTCTCGTGAGTTGTCTGGTTGTATGTGGTTGCTGTGTAATAAGGACTTTGTGCGCTTCCAACCAATCCACCTTGCCCTCCATATATGCCTGCACCAATGCTTCCACCTGCTTGGTTAAATCCATTAAAAGACCCACCGGCGGTTTCTTGTGTGAATGAGTAAAAATAATACCCCCTTTTAACATCTGTTGCAGATACGCTTACAGAAATATCCGTATTTCCGGTTGTGCCGCTGGTTTGTGTTCCGCCAACGATTAGTGTTGATGGAATCCCAGCTTCGGAACATTCCCATAAAGCAAGATGAACATTGATGGCTGATGCTGGTGCTACGACAAGACGGCATCCAAGCGTATCAATCGTTCCGTCATCCGGGAAAAAACCTAGTCCGAACTGCCTTCTGCGGGCGGCTGGAGCTTGAGACCCTAAAGACCCTCCAGTACCAATGGCAAAAATAACAGGCTTTAGCCATGTAGTATTTGATGCCTTAAACTTTGGATATAGCGGCAATTCGCCAAAATTTGCATCGCTGAATAATACCCTTGTATTCTTTCCAGCCAATGGAGCGGGAACCAAGCCTGCCGTGCCTGCCTGACTTGCGGAACTTCCTGTCATGTTTGCGGGAGCCGCCCCGCCGCCAAAGAATCCCATGGCCTAACCTTCTAGGATCGAGAAGTTCGATCCAGTGGTGGACGACAGCCACCACACCCCGCCGGTCGGGCAAAACGCATCGAAGGTCAGTCCGGCCCCGGCCGTCAGCTGGATGCCTTGGGTGGTCGTGGGGACAAAGCCGATCCCAATCGTCACGGTGTTTGTGGCGATGTTTTGAACAAGGAGGAATTTGCGGGAAGTATTGGTCACGCAGCTGGTCAAGGTCGCCAGATTGGCCGTGACTATCGAACCGAACCGGGTGGTCAGTGCGCCGGAAGGCATTGCTCCCACGGTGACGGTTCCCGAAACTGGCAAAGCGTTGCTTGTGCTAATTTCATTATAATTTGCCGCTCCGTTTTGAGAGAAAAAGGGAAGGACTCTAATTGCATCCGTTAACGCGCTATTTCCTTTGAATACAGATCCGCCAATCGGCCCGACAATCGACCCAACCGTGACAGAGTTAGTTACATTCGCCGTGACCGTGCCGGAGATGGGGAGAGGGTTTGCCGGGCCTACTTCTTGACCTATATCGCTATTTGTATCAACGCTCCATATTACAGTACGCACCGCATTTTGGTCGGGGCCCGGAATGCCTTGAATTATTGAGCCTCCGTTACCAATTACTGTTGGATCAATTCCGTCAATTTTTGCTGTAACCGTTCCCGCCACGGTCTGGCTGGCCGGGAAGTTGGAGATGGTGACGGACGAGATCGAAATAGCCGGCATCGTGGTCACGGCCACGGATCCAGTCACCACCTGGCTGGCGGGGAAATTAGAGACCGATACGGCCGCCCCCACGGTCACCGTCACATTCTCAAGGGCGGACAGGCTGTTTGCGTCCAGCGCCACGGTGACGGTGTTGCCCACCGTGACGGTGGCGGCCACGGAGCTGCTGATCACGGGCTGCGACAACGTCACGACGGCGGGGGTTTCGGTAAGGCTGAGATATATATCGCTCATGGTAGAAGGGATTAAGGGGTTAAGGGATTAAGCATTTTGAATGCGTGACGTGTCATCCTTACAGCACGGTGATGCGGGGCTTGAGGGTGACGTCGCCGGTCAGGAGCTTGGTCACGGTGCCGGCGTTATTCATAAACAGATCCCACTTCGCCCCTGCGGTTGGGACGAGCAGGCTGGCTGCACTGGTCACGCTCATCCTCACCTGCCCGCCAGCCGCGTTCACCACGCTACAGGCGATGGCGGTGGCCACGGTGCCGCTGGGGTACTGGCGGATCTCGGCCTTAAAGGTCCGGCCGGAGACGTCGATCGTGCCCTGGGTGGCGGTGGTTAGGAAAAGATCCCGGGTCCAGTCCGCCCCCTGCTCAATGATAATGTTATAGGTTGGAGCCATAGGATTAAACGTCGCTGATCTCCCGCTCCACTTCAGGGGTGATGTTTACGGTAAAAGGCTTGGAGCTGTAGATTTTGCCTTGGTACACCCATTCGATCTGGCCCACGGCGGGAACGGCATCACTGTTATCGTCCGTGCCGGCAAAGGCCACAAAGCGCTGCATGGCGTCATTATCGGCCCGGAACGTGACTAGGTAGTAGGGATCCAACCCTCCAAAATCCGCCGCGGCAAAGGCGCTGGTTTCTAGGATCACGGCCTCACGGTTTGTCTTTTCCCGCACGGTCACCTTGAGCTGGGAGGGGGCCAGAGATAGCGATGCGCCGGAGGCATCAGCAAAAAATACCGCTAAGCTGTGATCATCCCCTTGGCGGATATTCAGCACGGCGCCATTGGCGCGGCTGGTACTCACCTGTCGGGTGACGAGATTGACCTGCAGATCGGAAAGATCCCAGCGGGTATCCAGCCAGGCGAACTGCCGCTCCACCACCACCAGCGTCTGGGTCACCGAGGTGGCGGCGGAGTAGGCGCCATTACCGGCCTGACTGGCCACAATGCTGCAGACGCCGGGGGTGACCGGAGTGCAGATGGATCCGACCACAGATGCCACGCCAGCGGAGGTGCTGGTAAAGGTGACGGGAAGGCCGGAGCTGGCGGTAGCCACCAGCTGGAAAGATCCGGCCGCCCGGGCGTTGGCCTGGGCCAGCGTGGTGGCATCCGCAAATGAAAGGCTTGTCGTACTGGCGACCTGCAGGGCGCGTGTATATACGTCGTTCAAGTTGGCCACCTTGCGCGGAGCCAAGGCATCAAAGGAGATGGTCTGGGCGATCGGAGTGTTTACCACGGTGAGAACCTGGGTGACAGTGGTGGCGGCGTTATAGTTGGCATCCCCTGCCTGGGCGGCGGAAATGGTGGTGGAACCGGCAGCCACGGGCGTGATAAAGCTGCCGGTAACGGTGGCTACTGCCGTGTTCGAGGAGGACAGAGCCACGGTGAGATTGGAGCTGGCGGCCGGAAACACCTGAAACGCACCCGAACCGGCAAACTTGGTTGGCATGCTGGCAAACGTAATGGTCTGGCTGGCCTTGGAGATGGTGACGACCCCCGCCGTGCTGCCGTAATAAAAATCATTAACCACGCTGGCAGAGACGACGTAAGAGCCTGCTGATACGGGCGCGGAAAGGCTGGCGGCCGTGCCGGTGTAGACGAGCTGGACGGTCAGGCCGGAGGGGGAGACGGTGGTGGTGGGGATCTTAGCCGTGCCGTCGTAGGTGAAGGTGAGGTTGGAAAGGGTGACGGTGGCCGGGGCGGAGGCGACGGAGTTGCGGATGGTGTAATTGTAGGTATCCGCCACAAAGACATTGCCGGCTGTGTCCACAGTGATGCCTTGCGGCAAGTAAAAACTGGCGTTGGAACCTAGTCCGTTATTGGCGCCAATGGCGCCGGATCCTGCCAATGTTGAGACTATACCCAAACTGGTTACCTTGCGAATCCTGTAACCATCCGCCACAAAAACATTGCCAGCCGTGTCCACGGAAACACCCTGCGGACCATTAAATCTGGCGGCAGTACCAGTTCCGTCGGAGCCGCCAGAATTACCAGCCAATCCGGCCAGCGTGGTCACCACACCAGCACTGGTGACTTTTCGAATGTTACGGTTTTCAAAGTCAGCCACAAAAACAT